GACTACTGCTGCTCCTTGTGTTCCATTTGCTTGAATAGGTGTTGCTGTAATTGTTGTTACACCAGCAACTGCACTTGTCAACATTACTGTTGATGATCCTGCGCCTACTCCGTCATTAGTGACTTGGTACCATCCGCTTGTTTGTACTGGAACTGAAAGTGTTGTGTTTGTACCAGCAGCAGCAAGAACAATATTTCCTGCGCCAGATACCTGAACATTTGTTACAGTGCTTGTGTCTGTAGTTAATGTTACTGTTGCAAGTCCGTTAATGACCTGGACACCATTTGTCGTGTCATACATTGTTGTATATGCCATTGACGGCGCAGCACTTGCTGGCGTTCCGACAAGAGCGGTGCTAGTCAGGGCTGCAGCGATGACAATAGCAATTTTCTTAAATGAATTCATCTTTCTCCTTGTTTTAGTTGTTATATTAGATTAAATTTATCAAGGAAATCCTTAACGTCGTTAGGAATTTCCCGATTAACTAATTCTACCATATCCCCTTGTTTTTGTGCAAGTCGAGTGCTTGAACTCCAAGTATGGACATCTATCTCTGTATTATTAGTCTTTGCAGTATGAGATATGGCACCAAATACGGCTCCACATACAGCATCTGCTAAGTCTTTAGATTTTTTACGGGGGTGATCTACACGATTACCCTTCATTATTTTTAACTCTGACATTTCTTCAAGAAGAATTGGTATCCTTGGAATAGAAACTCTCTCTTCATAAATCATCATAGCCAAATCTTCATAGTGCTTTTTAGCAACCGAAACAGTTTCAGTTCTAATACCTACGGCTCGAAGTTCATTTTGAATATCAAATGACTGCCATCTATCGAATGAAACCATGCCGATATTAAAACCTTGCCTACGTAGATTAATAATCCACTGCTTTACCTCAGATAAATTAACTGGACCTTCTGCTCTTGGTTCCCACCAGGCTACGGCATCTACAACTACTATAGGGGCTACTTGTTCATAGTCTTTAATTACCTGAATGTTTACCCATTTATCTACGTGAGCAATAGCAACTGCACACTTGTCATGTTTTTGTGCAAGGTCAGCATGGATATAATAAATCTTATCTTCATCAGCCTTAAATGTTTCTTCAAACCTTCTAAATGAGTCTAATGGGTTTCTAGTGTTCATGCACTTCTCAACCTTCTCGATTTGCTTAAAGAATGCATCGGATGAGTATGTAGGCATACAGGCAAAACGCATCATGGCATCACCAAGATCTGTATAAAATGCTAACTTAAAGTCTTCTATTTTACGTGTAGGGTTTACTTCCCATGTTGGTCTTTTGAATGCATACACTCTTGGTATTTTGTATTGTAGGATTGTGTCTTCGTCCCACGAAATTTCAAACTGATTGCCTGGATCATCATGTGGCAAATCTTCATTCATAATAAAGGTATGCTTACGTTCAATAGTTTCTTTCTCAGCAATGACTGCTTCATATCTTTGAGAAATAAAGTCACCCTGATAGCGTGGGAATGAAAGAAGAACTACCTTGCCTAAGTCTGGGAAACGAGAGTCTACTGTTCCACGGAATGCTTTGTAGATATTGTCTGCAGTCTTTCCTTGTTCATTGCCTGTTGCAACTTCGGATGCAAAACCAGAAATCTCATCGAGAACTGCCATAAGCAAGTTTAAACCTTCATGAGATTCTCTTTCTGAGTGACCAGAGTAAACAGTAATAGCCTTATCAAATTCTATTGAGTCTGCTTTAGCATTATACTTTCCAGCAAACCAAGGGGACTTTTCAATCTTTGTTTTAAAACCTTTAAAGAAAACGTTCTTAGCCTGTTGAGCGTTAACAGCAACGTTAATAATATCAATAGCATCTCCAGGTGGTTTACCAAAATAGGTTGCTGGATCTTTTAAGCATAGTAGTTTATATACTACGTATGCACATGATACTGTTGAGATAAAGTCTTTGCCAGATCCCTTGCCAAGTTGCAGAATGAGTTCATTCTTAGTATATTTATTAAAATGGCTTAACCCTTTTTCCTGCCCCATAAGTTCAATTAAATCTTCTTTACGATAGATCTGACTCATTGCCTCTACTATTTCATATTGAATATCAGAAAGCAGTGGCTGACCAAGATAGTCTGGAGACTGTACGAATGTCTTTACATCTACTGGTTTCTCAACAAAATGATTCTCTTTTAATATCTCAAAAAAATCATTGAACATCGTGGACAATTGTAATCACTTCGCCTTCTCTGGCAATAGCAGATAGTCTATGCATAATTAAATCACGAATCTCTGGATGCTCAGACGCAACATCTCTAAGAATTCCAATTAAAACTTCTTGCTTGCGTTCAATTTCAACCATCTCTTCTGCAAGTTCTTTATTCTCAAGTAGACCTGCTTTTTGTAACATTTCAATTCTTGACTTTTCAATATCCATAACAAGTTTAATACCTTGAGTCTTTGCACTAAGATTATTAGTTAGACTTGATTCATCTATAACTTCATAAGCCTTGGTAATAAGTTTGCTGTAATGTGTGTCTGCTCCAGCAAGAGCCTCTTTAGCACGAGCACGGATAGCATCATTTGCTGACGCCATAACTTTCCACTCATTAATTAATGCTACAACACGAGTTCTTGGCATATCTAAATCTTTAGAAATTTTTGTTGGGTCTTGACCTTTAAGGTATTCAGTGACAACCTTGTTTACTTCATCAAGGTGTTCTACTAATTCTATCTCACTTGACATTATATTTACCTTCTAGTCTATTAATTTCATCTTTAATATAAAAAATTGCTTTTTCAAGATCTTGAATTGTTCTTGCTTCATCTTTTAGACCTGCTCGCCACAAGTATTTAAAAGCATTGCCAATATTAAAATTCCTGTGTCTTGTAATTTGAATTGCTTCTATACCACTTGGATCAGAAGTATAGTGTAGGGGATGATTTACTTGGTCAACGGTAATCTTTAGTTCTGTATGCTCACTCATTTGACTCATCATCTTCCCAGTCAAATGCTTCTGGCAAACCTCTAAGTGCTGTAACAACATAGGTTATTCCTACTGCACCAGCAATGCCAAGACCAATTAAAACTTTTTGCGTTTTACTCATCGTCTACTCTTCCTTAATCCAAATTTTGCAAGATAAACATATACAGTTTCTACTGTACATCCACACTCCTTTGCAATCTCTTCTGGAGTCTTTTTATCCATAACATAGCGTTTACGCATATAGACTTCCGATGTATATAGTTTACCAGCCATAATGTTATTTGTCAACCTCACGCTCAAGAACATCGTAGTCATAGGCATTTGAATCTTCAAGAATCCATTTATCGTAACTCTCTACGTCCCATTTGTTTGTATTAATCAATCTTGGTATTAATAGATCTGTCTTTGTTACGAATGATGGTTCTTTTAGCCTTACCCGATTATTTGGCTGTATTGCAAAATTACCATCATCTCTTTGAATCACATGTCCACATTTATGCTGACCTGGATTTTCAGAGTATCCATCATCCATTATGTTTGTTTCTGGACTATGCCAATCAAGTGTAAATAAATATGTTCCAGGTATATTAGCCTTAGCCCTATCAAGGTATGACATTCTCATATTACTTAATGCTTGAAACTTTGTAACAGAGACGTGAGAACTAAAAGAGTTCCATAAAACAAGATTATGAATTGGTTCTTCTGGTACATCTGGTTTAGTGCAAAAGGCATTAATTGGCATTCTCCACCAAATTCCACCATCTTCCATCATAAAATGAAACAGTGGGCTTCTGGCTTTAATACTTGATACTCCAAATATTACACATGGAAAATATTTATCATGACTATCTAACTGATCTCTTAAAAAGTTTCCACGCACATAGCATTCTATAGGTGGGATGTTTGCATTTAATTCTGGCATTATTTGTCAACTCCTATTGCTTTGTTCCAATTATTTATAGACCAATGACCAATTCCAACTGCATCTGCAATGTCATTATCTAATATATTTTTATCATACTGCATATTAATAAACCTAATAGTCTTTTGCTTTCTTATTTCTCTTTCATTAGACTTATGCCAGGCTTCTGACTTCCCTGGATTTTTTGATCTTATAAAAAACTTTTCATCCTTAGTTAACTTTCCATTACCTATAAATATTTGCCAAGTAATTGGGGCTACAGTTCCTATAACTTTTGTACCAGTTAAGCCAGCAGCACCTAGTAGCGCTCCCTGAACAAGGGCTAGATCAGCAGCAACCTTTGGGGAATTCATAAATACGGTATGCTCAATAACAATAGC